CGGGTATGGACGCAGCGGCCTTGCAGCAGATCAACTGTTTATCCAGCAATGGTGAATATCTGGTGAGGCTGGTCGACGGCAGCGCTCCCGATGACCCCGTCGTGCAGGTAGAGATCGAGGATCCCAAACAATCCGCGCAACTGTGGATCAAGCGGGAAGCGGCGAGCGCGTTCAAGCCCATGCCCGCGAACTGAAGCCTACGCCGTTCACCTCCACGGTCGCATCTCCGCGCCACGCCCATCCCGCGGCATAGTCCGCTGGCCGCTTCTCCCTAGGCTGTAGCTCGTTTCGCAGAGCCAACAGCATCTCGAGGAGGAGAAGCAGAATCGCCATCAAGGCACTCACCCTGTCCGCCGTGAAGACCGTCGAGTCCAGACTGGACGAGGCTTACGGCACCCCAGACGCCACCCGGTTCACCATCGGCGCCATCGACGCCTTCGTGGCCGCCTATATCGGCGACCGCAGCCTCACCTTCACCGACGGCGAGGACAATGGCCGCGCTGTGGCGCAGGTGAAGCTGAACGAAGCCAATCTCGAATATGTCCGCTTCGGTCTGAAGGGCTGGGAGAAGTTCGCCGACGCACGCGGCAACGAGGTCGTCTTCGCGACGGCCGAGAAGGTCGTGATGGGCAAGAAGTACCAGGTGGTGGCCGACGACTGCCTGGCGCTGATCGACGCCGAGCTGACCGGCTGGCTGGCGCGCGAGATCAAGGCCATCAACACGGTGAGCGCCGACGACGCGGGAAAATCCGTCGCGGCGTGATCGCGCTCTGCCTGCTGCCGGAACGCAACTGTGCGACCTGCACGGCGCGGCAGCAGAAGGAGTGGGGTTGCGACGCCAGACAACGGCCCGACGGATCGTGGACCGACCGGTCGCTGGTCCCGATGGAGGTCGACGGCGCAGAGAGCTGGGCGTGTCCGCGGCGGCCGGTGAAGGACGACCCGGCGCTGTTCGGCGAACTGATGTCGCTCTACGGCCTCTACGCCGAGGGCGTGCTGGCCGACGAGGGCGGGGTGATGAGCCAGACGGTGAAGTACCTCGCGATCATGCGCCTGATCCACGGCACCGTGAACGAATGCCGCGCGGCGCAGATGGAGAAGAAGAGCTGAAGAGCTGACGACGCGCCGCCGTGGCGCGCAACCCAAGGAGGGGGGGAGCCGTGGCCGACCAGGAACTGTTAGTCGTCGTCCGCATGCGCGACGAAGCGTCGGCGGTGCTCGACAAATTCGCCGCCGCCGTCGGCAAGCAGGGTCGCGCGTTGGGTGACGCCACCAAGGCGGCCGACGCCTTTGCCGCCGCCATCGGCAAGATCGGCACGGCGAACACCAATGCCCTCGGCCCGACGAACAATCTGATCGGCGCTCTCGGCAATCTCAATACGGCATTGAATGGTCAAGGCGCGGCGCTGCAGCAGACGGCGAACTGGGCCGCGGCTGCCAAGAACGCATTCGCGACGCTGGGCGCGGGCATCCTCAGCGCGACGTCGAACGGCTCGGCAATCACCAACATGGCCAATGCCGGATTGCAGCTCGGCCGCAATCTTGGGGCAGCCGCAACTGCGGCGCAGACGTTTGGAGGAGCAGTCAGCCGCATTGTGACCGCCGGTGGACCCTTGCCGGGCCAGCTCAGAGCGATCACCGTTGCGCTTGGGCCATTGGTCGGCCGTCTCGGGAATGTCGCCGCGGCCTACGTACAGCTCGTCGATGCGGCAGAACCCCTTGTGGCCAAGCAGGACGAGCTGATGCGGCGGCTCAGCACTCTCGCCGGTGGGAGGTCGGACGCCGAAGCGTTTCTCAAAGGCATCAAGAAATACGCCGACGAAACCGGCATCAGTATCGACGCTGCCAAAGAGAAGGCGATCCAGTTCGCCAAGGCCGGGAGCAAAATCGGTATCTCTGCTGGCAATACACTCGGCGTCGCCGTAACGGCGGAGCAACTGACACAGATTTCGGGTGCTTCGCCCCAAGAGGCGGAGGCTGCCAACAAAGCTCTGCAGAGTGTATTGTCATCGACTAAAGTCGAAGCGGCGGATCTCAAGACTATCCTGGCCAGTGTGCCGCAGATCGCCCAGCAGATCGCGCTCGGCCTTCGCGTGTCGGTCGGCGAACTACAGCAGATGGCAGAAGCCGGTACGCTCACCGGCCGGCAGGTGTTCGATGCTCTTCGGAAGCAAAGCGCCGAGATAAACCGGAGCTTTGAAAAGCTGCCTCAATCGGTTGCAGAGAGCAAACAGCGTATCGCCAACACCATCGACGACCTGACAACCCGGTTCGCCCAATGGCTGCCGGGCGTACGTCTCTATCAGCAGGCGTGGGCTGCTGTTGCTGATGCGGTCCAAGCCGTAAGCACAGCATCTTTTCTCGATGACAATGCCGAGTACCTGAAAAAAACGATTGCGACGCAAAAGGCGTATATCGACAATCTCAAGGCGATAAACACTCCCTTTACACGGAGTCAATTGGCTGGCGCTGAAAGGGCGCTCAAAAACCTAGAAGAGCGTCTGGCCGAGATCGACCAGGGGAACAAGGCAGCCTTCGACAAGGACGCAGCCGAGAAGTTCAAAGGTACTATTATTGAGTTGGACGCTGCGCTCGGCAAGGTGGGCTACACGTTAGACGCCAAGACCGGGAAGTTTGTCGAGATCGCGGCGAGGGATGCCGATGCGCGAGTTGCGCACTGGACCAAGACGCGGAACCGCATGCAAAGCGAACTCGATGCGCTGGCGGTCCAGTTCGACGAGGGCACGGGCTCAGTGGAGCGGCTCGCGGAAGCACAGAGCGCTTTGGCAAAGGCTGAGTTCCTTTTGGCCAAAGCAATAGCTGACGCCGCCGTTGCTACGTCCGAAAGGCGTGCAGCCACTGAAGCTGCTCGCCGCAGTGAGCTAGAAGCAAAGCGGACAGCAGAAGCCGAGATCGGCGAATCCACAGCACTCGCGAAGTCGTCTTTCGAAGGCCTCGGCGAGGCGATCAAAGGTTTGGCGATATCGGCGAACGATGCCAGATCGGTGCTTTTCGGTACCTTCGACTGGGCCAAGGCAACCGCATCAGGTAGCAAATCTGCACCTGGATTTCTCTCGGAGCCGGAACAACTGTTCAAACAGGAAGCCGACAAACTTTGCGACTGTACGGGCGGCGGCATCGGCAGTAGTTCCGCCGATGCATTAAGGGCTCTGCGTGACGAGCTCGCTGCGGTCACCGCCGCGTCGAAGGCTGTGAACGAGGGCACCTATGCGATGCGCAAGGCCGAGATGGACATTAAGGCTTCGCGCACTGGCAATGCCGAGGGTGATCTGCAGCGGCAGGTCTTCGACGCTCGACAGAATCTGACCGATGCGACCACGATCGCCAATCTCAAGGAGGAAACCGAGCTGATGCGGCTGCTCGCAGCGGCGGCCGGCGATGTGAACAGGCAGAACCAGATCCGTCTCGACTACGAGATTGCGAAGGCCCAACGCGGCATGGCGCCGGGGTCGAGGGAGGAATTTGCGCAGGCGACGCGGGACAAGGCAGAGGCCGCAAAGAAGCAACAGGAAGCCGATGCGGCCGCCAAGGAAGAGCAGAGCAAGATAGAGAAGGCGACGGCCTTCGCGCGCGAGACGTTCAAGGGCTTCTTCGGTGAGGTTCGAGATGGCCTGAAGAAGGGGCAGGACCTCTGGGAGGCGTTCGGCAACGCCGCGCGCAATGCTCTCAACAAGATCACCGAGAAGATCATCGACCTCGTGTCGAACAAGCTGATGGATCAGCTGTTCGACGGCCTTGGCAGTCTTCTCGATGGTGGCGGCAGCGGGAAGGGCGGCGCTGCGGGCGGCGGCGGAGGTATCATGGGCGCCATCGGCCAGGGCTTGAGATGGATCGCCACCGCTCTCTTCGCCGACGGCGGCATCATGACCAGTCGCGGGCCGATGCCGTTGCGCAAATATGCGGGCGGCGGGATCGCGACGTCGCCGCAGCTCGCGCTGTTCGGCGAGGGCTCGGTGCCGGAGGCCTATGTGCCGGTGCCGTCGGGGCGGATTCCGGTCGAGCTGCGCGGCGGCGGCGTACGCGGGGGCATGACGGTGCAGACCAACATCAACGTCAACATGGCGGCGCCGGCCGACGGTCAGGGTTCCGGCAGCAGCGGCGGGCGCGGCAACATGATGGAGCAGGCACGCGAGCTCGGCGCCATCGTGACGGCCATGGTGAACAAGAACCTGCAGGACCAGATGCGGCCGGGCGGGCTGCTCAACCCCAGCGGCTCGTTCAGCGCGGGAGTGGTGCAATGACGACGACGGTTCAGTTTCCCGCCATCGACTGCACCTTCGGCACGCCGGTGAGCTATGCGCCGCGCGTGCTGAAGAACGGTTACGGCAATGGCTACGAGCAGAGGGTGGGCGACGGGCTGAACACCGTCGCCGAGAAGTGGACGGTGGCGTGGCAGGGCATCCGCTGGAGCGAATGCCTCGCGATCAACACGTTCCTCAAGGCGCAGAAGGGCTACCTGCCGTTCCTGTGGACGCCGCCGGGCGAGGCGCCGCTCCAGGTCAAATGCGAGAGCTGGAGCCGCGAGAAGACGTCGGGCAACACCGGCAACGTGCAGGCGACCTTCGAGCAAGTCTTCGATCTCTAGCTTGCGCCGGGGTGGATGAACCCGGCATCCGCAGATCCAGCCCAAGGAGGGGCAGGCAATGGCTCACGTCGTCAAGCTTCGCGTCAAGGACACCACCGCCAGCACGGGCACCGGCACGAAGGTGCTGGCGCGCACGTCGACGCTCAACTTCCGCACCTTCGACGCGGTGATGGCCAACGGCGACACCTGCGACGCCATCGTGATCAACCGCAGCGCCAACCAGTGGGAGCATTCCTCCTGGACGATCGCGGGCGTCGGCGGTGAACCTGCGCTGACACGACTCGAGTTCAAGGAGTCCTCGACCGGCGCGCCCGTGCACTTCACCGAAGGCACGAAAGACGTGCTGATGCTCTATCCGGTGGCGGGCAAACTGGACTTCACGGCGCGGACGTTGAAGCTCGCCCCCAACATCATCGACGGCACGCCCGGCACGACAAGCGCGTTCCGTTTCTACGACGACGGCAACGGGTGGATCGGGGGGATCGGCATTTCTTCCGGGGCCGTCGACATCCGGTCGGGATGGCACCTCAACCTCTGGTCCGGGCAGACTGGAAGTCAGCGGAATACGATAAGGGTCAACCAGAACGGATTGGGTATTGCCGTCGGTGCTGCCGTCGCGGCCGGCATCGACCCGCAGGCAGCACTCCATGTAGTCAATCGCGGGGGTGCGCCATCCGCGATCATCACGACCGGCACCAGCCTGGCTGTTCGCATCGGCCTAGTCGGAGCCGCGGCGGCCGTCGAAGGCGTGGATTACACAGGTCTGGCCACTTACAAGCCGCTGTTCCTGAACGGCGAAGAGGTGATGATCGCCACCGGTGGCGTCGAGCGCTTGCGGATGAAATGGGACGGCAGTGTCGCCATCGGTACGACCATCGCAGGCGCGAAGTTCCATGTTCAAGGCGCCGGATTCAATGGCGGAAACGGCTACTTCGTCAGTACGAACAGTGCCAACTCCGTTGCCATCAAGGGCGTGAACGGCGCGGCCATTTTCGACAGCGCCTATGTCGCTCTGATGGATGGCACGCGCACGATCTATCTTGGCCTCACCGGCACTGCCGCGGGTGGTGATGTTGGCCGTTTCAGGATCATCGGCGCGAACGGCCAGGAGAATTTCTGCATCGGTACGACGGGCAACATCGGTGTCGGTGTATCTGCGCCGGCGGCCACTCTCGAAGTGGCTGGAGATATTCTCCTCACGAACAACAAAGCCTACAAGATCAGAACGGCGAGCGGTGCGATAGCCAGCCTCCTGAACATCGATGGGCTTGATACCACCCGCTTCTATGCGCCAGGTGCCTTGCACATCAATCCAGACTCAGTCGGAGCGACATACATCAACTACAATGGTTCTGGCCCTGTCGTGGTCGGCAATGGGGTCTTGGCCACCAGGTTCGTGGTAAGCAGGGGGTACGTCGGATTTGGAACGGGGACGCCAAATGCCAGTCTGTCCTTCGGCACATCCGCGGGCCTGAACGGTCTTTACCTCTATGACGACGGCAATGCCGGCGCGGCAGGCTTTGGTATCTCACCGAACACGCTCAATATCTTCGCCAATGCGCTGTCGACGGCCAGCGCCGCTATCGCGTTTGGCAAGTACGACAAGACAACGTTTACGGAGTGGGTGCGTATAGTTAATGGGCTTGTTGGAATAGGTATTGTGCCGACCGGCGGGCGATTGGAGATCGCCCATGCCGGTGCGCGCGGCAATGATGCTATCCGCCTTTACGCGAGCGGCACCGAGAAATTCGTCTTTGCCCAGTTTGACACGACGAATGACATCGGTCGGATTGGTGCCTACGACAAGGCTGGCGGTGGCATAGGCAAGAACCTGTACTTGGACGTGGCGGCGCTTGGAGTTGGTCATGGCCACTCCAACCCCCTTTTTGGCGTGTCCATCAAGGTAGGTAACCCCAATACATTCCTCGCAGCGGGCACCAGTAAAGGCGTTCGTATTATGACGACCGCTAGCACCTCCAGCATCGAGGGTGTCGATGCTTCTGGCGTAGGCTCCTTTCAACCTCTGAGCATGATGGGGGCGACGCTCAGCCTAGGTTCGCTTTCGGGGATGAAAGTTTACGTCAATGATAACGGCGTTGGTATCGGCGACTGGTGTGATGCTGGTTTCAATCTGCAGATCAAGAGCAGCGAGAACACGAAAATCCGACATATCACTACAGGCACCACCGATAAGGCGGCCGAGCACTATCAGGAAGTGGGCGGGAAGGGGGTCTATCGCGGCGTCAACTATAACGGCAGCTATTTGCATGAGTACGGGTACGGCGGGAGCATAACTCGCTACAGCGATTTCGATATCCATCTTTGGAGGTCGAATAGCGGTGTGGAACGAATGGTTCTCAGTTCTTGGGGGTTGGGCTTGGGGCGCTCCCCCGGTCATCCGCTGGACGTAATGTGGCCAAGCCCGGTAACCGCTGGATACCAAGTCGTCGCCAATCTTGGTGTTTACAACGCAGCGGCCGGCGCGGCCTTCACTCGCATGTACATTGGCCAACTGTCTACCAATGCCATGTTTTTGGAGGCTGCCAACAAGGACAATGTCAAAGGTGACATGGTTCTCCAGCCCTATGGCGGCTACGTCATCGTCGGCGGCCGTATGTTCTCTGGGGGGGATATCGGTCACTTCTCAATGCAGGCCGATTACAACGCGCCTCTCACGATGGCGATGTACAATCACAGTAATGGCGTTAGCGCTTCCTGCAAGTTCAACATGGCCATTGGTGGCCGCCGTGTGGAACGGATCGTGTATCACAATGATAGGTGGATACAGGAGAAGGGCTGGGACATCATTGAGTCCTACTCGGAGTTTGACACACACTTCTGGCGCACGAACGCAGGTCTGAACAAGATGGTGCTGACGAGTAACAACCACCTCTGGCTAGCTAACACCTTCGATCCGATCACGCCATCAGGCGGCGGCTATCTCTTTGTCTCTGGAGGGGCTCTGAAATTCAGAGGAACGTCAGGTACCCTAACCACTCTCGCCCCCGCATAGCCCTGTTCGCTTTGCTACCACCAGGTTCAACCAAACCTGATCCTGGTGCTGGAAGTCGCTTAGTCCTCAAACGACCAAGGAGGGTCGCATGGCAGTTTCATTCACGTGGAAGATCGAACGACTGGAATGCCGCCCGCTGGTTGGCGAGCGGGAGAATGTCGTCGGCAAGGTGCATTGGCGCGTGTTCGGCTCCGAGGGTGACGTCCAGGAGTCGATCTACGGCATGACCGAGATCGCGTTCGACGAGAGTGCCGCCTTCGTCGCCTTCGAGGCGCTGAGCGAAGAAACGGTGATCTCGTGGGTGCAGGACAGGCTCGGCGCATCCGCGATCGAGTTGCACAAGGCCTCGCTGGCGGCGGCCGTGACCGCGCGCCTCGATCCACCGGTCGTCGTCCTGTCGCCGCCCTGGATCGCCGCCGCCTCGTCCTGACGGTCCGCGGCCATGTCCTCGACCGCGCCGCATGGCGTGCTGCCGCATGGCGACGAGCTGTTCGCCGTCACGCGGCTGGCCGCCGACAGCCAGTCGCTCACGCCCGGCGACATCGTCGTGCTGTTCGACATCGACACCGCGCCGATCGGCGGGACGGAGATCTGGTATCTCTGTGCCGGCCTGGTCGATGGCGCCGCGCCCGTGTGGAAGGGCAACACCTACGCGCCGCATCCCATCGTGGCCGAAGGCTTCGAGTGGGCGGGGCGCGGGCAGTTGCCCAAGCCCAAGCTCACCGTCGGCAATGCGCTCGGCCTCCTGCAGGCCGCCGTCGTGCAATACAACGATCTGCTCGGCGCCAAGGTCACGCGCTGGAAGACGCTGAAGAAATATCTCGACGGCCAGCCCAACGCCGATCCCGACACGCACTACATCCCCGACGTCTATCACATCGATCGCAAGGTCTCGCAGACCAAGGGCATGATCGAGTTCGATCTCTCCGCCGCGCTCGACCAGCAGGGCGTGATGCTGCCACGCCGGCAGATCATCCGCGACGCCTGCACCGAGACCTATCGCAAGTGGGACGCCGCCAAAGCCGAGTTCGTGCCGGGGACATGCCCCTATGCCGGCGCCGCGAAGTTCACCGCCAAGGACGCGCCGACCGACGCGGCCCATCTCGACGTCTGCAGCCACAAGCTCTCGGGCTGCCGCGCGCGGTTCGGCGCCGACGGCGAGCTGCCGTTCTCGGGCTTTCCCGCTGTATCGAGGACCCGCTGATGTTTGCCGTTTCCGTAGCCATCCAGGAAGCGATCGTCGAGCACGCCCAATCGCTCGCGCCGGAGGAGGCGTGCGGCGTCGTGCTGGGCGACCGCTACGTCCCGTGCGAGAACGTGGCCGAGGATCGGAGCACAGCCTTCGAGATCGACGCCGGCTTCATGGCCGAGGTGCGGGCGTCGGGCGAGCTGCGCGCCATCGTGCATTCGCATCCGCACGGGCTCGACGGTCCGTCCAGGACCGACATGGAACAGGCGGCCGAAGACGACGTGCCGTGGGGCATCGTCGTGCTCGATCCCGTGCACCGGCCCAAACTCTTTTTCTGGGGCGACATGCTGCCCGCCGCGCCCTACGAGCAGCGGCCGTTCCGGCACGGTATCGCCGACTGCTATGCGCTGGTGCGCGACTGGTACCGGCAGGAACGCGGCCTCGTCCTGCCGCTGACGCCGCGCGATCCCGATTGGTGGAACAAGGGCCAGCGGGTGATCGAGGACAATCTCCACCGCTTCGACTTCGACGAATTCGGCGACGGCGAGCCGTTGCAGTTGGGCGACGTGCTGCTGTTTCAGGTCGGCGCGCCGACGGTGAACCACACCGGCATCTATGTCGGCAACGGTCTGGTGCTGCATCACCTCACCAACCGCCTTTCGCGCAAGGACGTGCTGGGCCCGTGGAAGCAGAAGTATCACGCCAAGACGATGCGGATGCGGCCGAGTGCCGTGCAAGCGATTGCACCGGAGGGTGGGCAATGAGGTGGGGGCACTCTCCTTGTCATCCTGAGCGCAGCGAAGGATCTAATGGCTGCGAGACAGCCTTGCTCTGCTTTGGCGCAATGAGATCCTTCGCTGCGCTCAGGATGACAGAGGAAGCAGCCAAGCCGACCGCGAGCCGGGAGTCCGCCCCATGATGCGCCAGGTCTATCTCTACGGTGCGCTGGGCCGGCGCTTCGGCTATCGCCATCGGCTCGCGGTCGACACCTTGCCCGAGGCAATCTGGGCGCTGTCGGCGATCCGCCCGGGCTTCAAGGAGTATTTCTTCCGCGGCCCCGCCTATTCCTTCGTGAAGGGCGCGACGCGGCGCGGCGGCATCGACCTCGATCTCGGCGAACTGCCGATGACGCTTGGCAGGCACGACATCCACATCATGCCGGCCGCGATGGGCGCGGGTGGTGGCGATACCGGCAAGACCGTCGGCAAGATCGTGCTCGGCGTGGTGATGATCGCGGGCGCGTTCTTCACGGCCGGAGCATCGCTGGCTCCCATGATCGCGCTGGATGCAGCGATGTATGGCGTCCCGGCGGCCACTTTGACGGCGACTGCAGGCGCGGGAGGCATGAGTGCCGCCATCGGTTCTGGCATGATTCTTGGCTCAATCACCTACGGCAACATCGCTGCCGCGGGCGCGATGATGGCGCTCACCGGCGTCTCGCAGCTCATCTCGCCGACACCGCAGGCGTCACAGGCGGCCTACACCAACTTCGAGCGGCCCGAGGCGCGGACCAGCTTCATCTACGGCGGCGCGGTGAACACGTCGGAGCAGGGTGGCCCGATCCCGATCCTCTACGGCCGCATGCGCATCGGCTCGACTCTGGTCGCGGCCTCGGTCTCGACCGACCAGATCGAGGGCACCGTCACCGCCGGCGCGCCGGGCACCACGGCACGGCACGCCTTCTCGGGCGGCGAGCTGTAGCCGCCGTTCACTTCTCCAGTTCGATCTTGGCTGCGACCGGGCGGGCGGCGCGAGAGACATGACCCCTCCGCCCTCGTGAGACGAGGGCACCTCCCCCGATGACGGCGGAGGCGAAGCGCAAGTGGTCCGATCCCGCGCCACCGCGGCCGCGCCCGCATAATCCGCCATCCGCCGGGGCTAGCCTCGCCAACACCGCCTCCCCATCCGAGGGGGAGCGGGCGACGACGGGCGGTTCTGGAGGCGCATTGTGAGTTCCATCATCCCGAGCCACACCGTCTTCGGGCGCGGCGGCAGCGGCGGCAAGGGCGGGGGTAAGTCGGAGCCGGTCGGGCGTTCGCCGGTCGAGGCGCCGAACTCGCTGCAATCCAGGTCCATCGCGCGCTTCCTCGACCTGTGGTGCGAGGGGCCGATCCACGGTCTGGTGAACGAAGACCAGTCGATCTACTTCGACGACACGCCGCTCAAGAACGGCGACGGCACCTTCAACTTCACCGGCGTCGCCTTCGACACGCGCTACGGCTATCCGTTCGGCTCGCAGACCTACATGGCGGGCTTCCCGTCGAGCCGCAACACGGTGACGCTGGAAGGTGGCCAAGGCGTCGAGATCCGCAAGTCGAACGGCGGCGTCGTCCGCACCGTCAACAATCCGCAGGCCAACGCCGTCATCGTCAAGATTTCGACGCCCGCCCTCTACATGCAGAACAACGAGACGGGCGACATCAACCCCTACACGTCGAACTTCCGCATCTTCGTGAAGGCCTTCGGCGCCGCCTCGTTCGTCGAGACGCACTATGTCGGCTTCCACGGCAAGACGACCTCGACCTATCAGCGCGACTATCGCGTGGCGCTGCCGCCCGGCGGGGCGCCCTGGGACATCAAGATCCAGCGCGAGAACGACGACGATCCCGCGGAGTGGTTCAAGGACCGGCTCTACTGGACCTCCTACACTGAGGTGGTCGACGGCAAGCTCGCCCATCCCAACGTCGCCTATTGCGGCGTGCAGATCGACACGGCGCAGTTCAACGGCAGCGCCCCGGCGCGCTCCTACGACGTGAAGGGCCTGCTGATCAAGATTCCGTCGAACTACAATCCGACGACGCGCAGCTATACCGGCGACTGGAACGGCACCTTCACCACCGCCTGGTCCGACAATCCCGCCTGGTGCTTCTACGACCTGCTGACTAACACGCGCTATGGCCTCGGCCTCGATCCCGCCGCGGTGAACCCGTGGAAGTGGGACCTCTACACCATCGCGCAATACTGCGATGCCGTGGACGAGAGCGGCACCTATGTCGGCATCGACGACGGCGCCGGGGGCAAGGAGCCGCGCTACACCTGCAACATGCTGCTGAACAGCCGGCAGGAAGCCTATGCCGTGGTCAACACCATGGCCTCGATCTTCCGCGGCATGCCGTTCTGGTCCTCCGGCGCGGTGCGCGCGACGGCCGACATGCCCAAGGCGCCGGTGGCGCTGTTCACCAACGCCAACGTGCTGGGCGGCGAGTTCAAGTACGAAGGCACGTCGCTCAAGGCGCGGCACACCACGACCAAGGTCGTGTGGAACGATCCGGCCGACGCCTATCGCCCGGCCGTCGAATGGGTCGACGATCCCGAGGGCGTGGCGCTCTACGGCGTGCGCCAGATCGACATCGTGGCCTATGGCTGCACCAGCCGCGGCCAGGCGATCCGCGCCGGCAAGTGGGTGCTCGATACCGAGCGCACCGCGACCGAGACGGTGCATTTCCGCTCCGGCCTCGAACTCGCCGACAAGTTCCCCGGCGACATCGTTTCCATCGCCGACGAGAACTACGCCCAGCAGATCTTCGGCGGCCGCATCGTCTCGTCCACCTTGAGCAGCGTCACGGTCGACCAGCCCTACGCGGTGCTGGCGGCGTTCAGCTACACGCTGCACGTCACCATGCCCGACGGCACCCTGCAGAAGCGCACGCTCACCAACGCGGCAGGCGAGACCGCAACCTTCACCTGGTCGACGCCGCTGCACGAGGAACCGCTGGCGGGCGCGGTATGGGCGATCACCTCGACGTCGCTGGAGGCACGGCAGTTCCTGCTGGTCTCCAACATCGAAGTGGGGCCCGCGACCTTCGAGGCGATGGGCGTGTTCCACGATCCCGCCAAGTTCGATCGCGTCGAGAAGGGCATCGTCGTTCCGCCGCCGCCCTACAACGTGACGCCGACCGGGCCGATCGTGCCGCCCACGGGGCCCAGTTCGATGATGCGGCTCTATCAGGTGGGCTCGGCGGTGCGCGCCGCGGTGCTGCTGTCGTGGGCGAAGTCGGACGACGGCCGCGTCTATGCCTACGAGGTGCAGGTCAAGGGTCCGCAGGACATCGACTACCAGACCATCGGCACGACTTCGATGACCAGCATCGAGTATCAGGACAGCCAGGAAGGCACCTACGATTTCCGCGTCCGCGCCAAGGCGCTGAACGGCAAGACCAGTGCGTGGCTGGAAGCGACGAACATCACGCTCACCACCGCCATCCCGCCCAGCAACGTGACCGGCCTGGACGATGTCTACGATCCCGATGGCGTCAGCATCAGATGGAACGCCGTCGAGGACCTCAACGTCGACTACTACGAAGTCCGCCGCGGCCCGGTCTCCGAGACCACCTGGAACAGCGCGACCAAGGTCGGGGCGCTGCGCGAACTGCGCTATACCGAGAAGGGCGTCGGCGTCGGCACGTATAGATACTGGGTCGCCGCCGTCTCCAAGCCGCAGGGCATCTACAGTCTCGTGCCCGCCAGGGTGGACATTGTCGTTCAAGCGCCGCCGACGCCCTCGGTGTCGCTGACGCTCGAAGCCGACATCTACAAGATCGCCTGGACCGGCGGCGTATCCTCCTTCCAGGTCGAGGAGTACGAGCTTCGTTGGGGCGCGAGCTGGGCATCGGCCACGTTCCTGTCGCGCGTGAAGGGCACCACCTTCACCTCCCCGGTGCGTTGGGGCGGCAGCCGGACCTTCTGGGTCGCGGGCGTCGACAAGGCGGGCAACTACGGTGCTCCCGGTTCGGCAACGCTGAATGTCGCCGCCCCGACGGCCGTTTCGGGACTTACCGCACAGGTGATCGACAACAACGTTCTGCTGAAGTGGGGCAACGCAAGCTCCGCGCTCCCCATCGACCGCTACGTGGTCAAGAAGGGCGGCACCTGGGCCGGCGGCATCCTGATCGGCGACAAGTCCGGCACCTTCACCAGCGTCTTCGAGAGCGCGGCCGGAACCTATACCTACTGGGTCGCGGCGGTCGACAGCGGCGGTAACGAAGGCACACCGACCGCGGTGACGGCGGTGGTCAACCAGCCGCCGGACTACCTGCTGCGCGTCGAGTGGCCGTCGAGCCTGCTGGGCCACAAGGTCAACCTGACCTTGCAAGGCGGCGTGCTCTACGGCCCGACCAACACCGGCGAGACCTGGCTCACGCATTTCACGAGCCGGGGCTGGGACCAGCCGCAGGACCAGATGGATGCGGGCTATGTCGACTGGCTCGATCCCGGCCCGGGCGCGGCGTCCTACGAGGAGAGCTTCGACTATGGCTCGGTGGTCGACGGCACTCTGGTGACGATCAACGTCAGCAAGACCGATGTCTCCGGCTCGGTGGCCATGACCACGACCTTGTGGAGCAGCCTCGACAACGTGAACTGGACGCTGGTCGGCACGGGCTCGCAGCAATATGCGTCGAATTTCCGCTACCTCTACGTGAAGCTCGACCTCGCCAGCACCGGCGCGGTGTGCGCCATCACGGCCATATCGGTGAAGCTCGCCTCCAAGACGAAGACGGATGCGGGGCTGGTCGCCACCGGCGCCGGCGACAGCGGCGGCACGACCGTCTGGTTCAACGCACCCTTCACGGCGGTGAGTTCGATCCAGGTGAGCCCGGTCGGCACCGCAGCGCGCTACGCCATCTACGACTTCGCCGGCGTGCCTTATCCGACGAACTTCAAGGTGCTGCTGTTCGATGCCGCGGGCAACCGCATTTCGGGCCAGGTGAGCTGGACCGCACGAGGATACTGACAACCTTTCTTTGTCATCCTGAGCGCAGCGAAGGATCTCATGGCGTCGAGGACAGTGAGGTCGCTGCCGCCTTGAGGTCCTTCGCTTCGCTCAGGACGACAGGGAGAATACGAGGAGACCGAGATGGCCGACTGGAACAATCCGCAGAACGCATCGCTCTACACGGACGTGATGCAGATGATCAAAGACCGCGATCACGCGGCGCTCACCATGCTGAGCTACAGCCAGCCGACCAACCTCCCCAATGGGGCGATCAGGTTCAATCCCACCGGCGTGCTGTTCGAGAAATACTGGGATGGCGTCTACTACACGCAGGGCATCTCGATTGCCGGCGGCGGCACGGGTGCCACGACGGCCGCGGCTGCGCGCAGCAATCTCGGGCTGGGCACGGTGGCGACGGTCAATCTCGTGACCATCGGTCTGGGCGGCACGGGAGCCAGCGATGCCGCGGGCGCGCGTACCAATCTCGGCCTCGGCAATATGGCAACGCAGAACTACAACGCCGTCTGGATCACCGGCGGCACCATCTCGGGCATTGCGGCGCTGGGCATCGCCGTGGGCGGCACCGGGGCCAACAATGTCGGGTCCGCGCGCGCCAATCTCGGGCTGGGCGGGCTCGCGGTCCTGAACGCCGTCGGGGTGGGCGAGATCTGGGACGGCAACGTCACCACCGCGAAGCTCGCCGATGGGGCCGTGACGACCATCAAGATCGCCGATGGCCAGGTCACGGACGCGAAGATCGCTTCCGGCCTCAACGGCAAGGGCAGCCGCATCGTGTCGACGGGCACACCGTCGGGCGGCAGCAACGGCGACATCTGGTATCAGGTCTAGGGCCATGGCGAACGAGAACACCTTCGTGAAGGACGCGGGTACCTGGAAGATGGCGACCGCGATCCACGTCAAGGACGCCGGCGTCTGGAAGACGGTGAAGGGCATCTGGACGCACGACGGCGGCGTCTGGAAGAAGGTCTATTTCAAGTCGTTCCGCTTCAATCACACCTACAGCACCGTCACGGCGAGCCCGAGCGTGGCGACGCTCGCGACATCGCTGGGATGGAATGGCAGCGATCCCGTAGTGGGCAACATCACCGTCGATGCCAACCTCTACTCGACCTCGACCGGCGTGGCGGCCTTCTACTGCCACGGCCTGCCGGCGGGATCGGTGATCAATCTCACCGTGAATGCCGGAAGGACCATCGGCGGCTGCGGCGGGCAGGGCGGCAACGGCGTGGCCGGCGTCAACGGCGAGACGGGCGGGCTCGCGATGTACGTGCGCAACACGCTGAACATTACCAACAACGGCACGATCGCGGGCGGCGGCGGCGGCGGCGGTGTCGGCGGCGACTATG